TGATGTTGAGTTGAAAGTGAAGACTATCGGTAAGAAATCTGGTATGCTTAGAATTAAGTATATGTCTTCAGGTTCGACAATCAATGATGTCCGTGCTTATCTAAAAGAACTTCAAATCGTTACAGGAAAAAATGTAGATTGTATTTGTATTGATTACTTAGACCTATTGATGCCGGCAACGAAGAAAGTTAATCCAGGTGATTTGTTTATCAAAGACAAGTACGTCACAGAAGAAATTCGTAACTTTGCAATGGAATCTGAAACAGTTGTAGTGACGGCATCTCAGTTAAATCGTTCAGCAGTAGAAGAGGTCGAATTTGACCATTCTCACATTGCTGGTGGTATCTCTAAAATTCAAACTGCTGATAATGTTATTGGCATCTTTACTAGTAACGCAATGAGAGAACGTGGCCAATATCAATTACAATTATTGAAGACAAGAAGTTCTAGTGGTGTTGGTTCTAAGATAAATCTAGTATTTGACAGAGATAGTTTACGAATTAGTAATTCAGACTTAGAAGACGATGATTTAGCAGTTGGTTCAAATGATTCACAAACTGCTAAAATAATGGATAAATTAAAGAATTCAACTACAGTAACAAAGAATGACACAGATTCTGCTATTCCACCAGAGAAAACAGAGTCGGCAATGAGTCTCCGAGCAATGGTTAAGTCTAAAAAGGCTAGTCCATTTGATGATAATTGATAAATACTGGTAGGAGAATTATTTTATGACTAGTAAGAAACCACGTAGAAGTCTGTTCGAAGAGTTAAACTCTATGGCGATTTCTAAAAATGAACCAGAGAGATTTGTCGAACAAAAAGGCGAACATATCATTTCTGGTGCAATTAATTTAATTGAATTCATTCACCGTGAATTCGATAATGATATTGCTGTGGACTTAACAAAACGTCTTGTTAATAGCATTCGTACTGGCGACATGAGAAAATTCAAAAGAGGAATAACTCATGCGAAACGAAAAGATGAATCTTAAGCAACAACTAGAAGAGTTGAAAGTCTTAGCAGGTATCTATAAGCCATACCAAATGGAAGATAGTACGCAAGAGAATATTTCCTATACGGGTACTGAAAAATCTAAGTATCAAAAGAAACATAAAGTAGAACCAGGAACAAAAGAGTGGTTCAAGTTATGGTTTTCAAAACCTTATATGACAGGTGAAAACCCATACGGGAAGAAATGATATGAAAGTTAGAGACATATTAGGCGCAGGCTTAGAAAGAAGATTTAGAGGTCCAAGAAAGCCTCGTCATAAACAAATTGGTTTTCATCAGAAGATGAAGAAACTTCTGGACAAAGCACTTAATGAAGAAGGTGCTAGAATTCAGCATTTAGAAGACTTAATTATCTGGGATGGTTCAGTCGGTGGTCAAAAAGCAATTGCAAAACTGCATCAAGTAGAAACTTCTCCAAAATCAATAAGCATTAAATGGGATGGCTCACCAGCCGTTATCTTTGGTCGCAATGAGAATGGTGAATTTGTTCTTACAGACAAAAGTGGATTTGGTGCTAAAGGTTATAATGGCAGAGTAACAAGTGCAGATGCGTTAGGCGATATGTTTAACAATCGTAAAATGAGAGACCCGTCACCCGAGAAAGTAGCAGACAAAGAAGCGTTTGTTAATAATATGAAAACTATATGGGATAAAGTAGAAAGCGTTATACCTGCGGATTTCAGAGGATACTTACACGGTGACTTGTTATGGTTCTCAACTCCACAATCAAAAGACGGCAGACTTATATTCAAGCCAAACACAACAACATATTCAGTAGATGCTAAAAGTGATATCGGTAAAAAGATAATCAACTTTGATGTAGGTATTGTAGTTCATGTAGTGATTGACTTAGATGGTAACAAAAGCAATGTAGATATGGGTAAACTTCAAGCAGGCAAAACATGGATTATGCCTCCAGTATATGTTACTAAATCTCCTGGTGTTGACTTGCCAGAAGTAGACAGATTAGAAAGTTATCTAAAATCAAATGCAAATGCAATTGATAAGTTACTAGCAGTTCCAGCCGAATTAAAAATGGCAGACTTTGGTAACATTCTTTACACTTATATCAATAATAGTGTAAAAGCAGGCAACCTAGATAAACTAGGAAAGAATTTCAGTGAATGGGTAGAAACATCAAAACTAAGTGGACCTAAGAAAGAACGAGTAGTTCAGTGGGTAGGACAAAACAGTGATGGCTTCGAAGCAATCTTCCAATTCATTAATGGTGTTATGACCACAAAGAACAAAATTATTAAAACTTTAGATTCTCAACCAGCAGATATCGAAGCCAGTACAAATGGCGAAAGAGGTGGAGAAGGCTATGTAATAGATAAAGATGTGAAACTGGTAAATAGAGCAGGGTTCACAGCGGCAAACATGAGGCAAGAGAGATAATTTTTTAACTACTAATAATAAGACCATGGGAAAAAGAGCAGTACCACACGTAAAAACACCAAAAAGAGGACAGAGAGCAACTAAGAAGAATCTGTCACACTCAACATTCGTATCAAAAAGGCACCCTAACAGCAAACGTGTCACAAGTGGTGCAGTCACATAAGATAAATACATGTGATATGTAAGAAAAGGAAGAAGTGATGTACAGCAAAGAGTGTAAATTGCATTTAGACGAAGCAAAGATGACACGATGGCAACATTTCAGACATGCACTTAGTATTGCTTGGAATTTAAAAAAGGCGGCAGGTGCAGTATTCATTCATGCATTTGCGCCAAGATATTTCAAAACATACGCAAGTGAAACATGTGACAGGATTGCGAAAGAGAACAAAAAATGAGTAAATTAAAACTTGTAAATACTTTATCAGAAAGTAGATTATTCAGAACAAAACAAATGGCTGGCAGTGTCAAAATTGATGATGCCGCAGAATTAGTTTTTGTTCATTTACTTATATTGAATATCTTTAATAAAGATTATGACTTCTCTCCGTTGGCCGGTGATATAGCATCACGTACAATGTCTTATAGAAACTTTGATTACTTTAGAACTAATGGCACTGATATGTACATGGCTCTCAATCGTTTGATGGGCAAAGATAATGATATTGGTGATAATGAAAAAGATGAAATAGCAAAGAGTAGACTTTCATTACAGAAAGCAGACGTTTTGAGATTTCTACTTCATTTCTCTAACAATAGAAGTGATGCATCTTTTGAACAAAGATACTTACTAAGATACCAAAGAAACCTTAATATACAAGATGGATTGTTAAAATCTTTACGTAGATTAGTTGGTGATTGGGATAATCTTAATCAAAATCAAAGAGCCTTGGTAGTTACAAGATTAGTACAATATATGCGTAGAAAGGCAAGACTTGCTGAAATTATGCCTGCACTTCTAAAATTACAGAAACGTGGTAATTATATGCATAAAGATAGTGATGAGGCTAAAGATACAGTCAAAAAACTATGGGATAAACCAATAGTTCAGGCTGGCGCCGCAATTGCAGGCTATAAGGCAGTACAAGCACTAGGTAAAAGATTAGGTGCTACTACGTACACTACTGATAGAAAACTTCGTAAGTTTTAATCAAAATCCGTTAACAACGTCTTAATTATCCTCACTTTTTGATAAATAAGTGTGTAGGGTTATGAAACCCTAACAGTAAAGACTACGAGATACTATCTCAAAGTTTAAATTAACATTCTTTTAAGGAGAAATAAAATGGCTTCAAATACACTAGGTGGACAATCAAACGGTCTAGGTTCAAAAACTACAATCGTTAAATTAGCACTAACAAACATGACAGCGGCTAACTTAGGCACTATCTATGCGGCAATGGGCGCATTAGGTCACACAGTTGCTGGTTCAGGTACAGCAGACGGTTCAGCATTCGTGGCTGGTACAACTGACGTATTATTCATCGCTCTTCAAGGCGCTGACTATACAGCAGATGCTTCAGACGCCCACGGCGTAACTGGTGCGGTTACTACTATCGAAGCAGTAATTGGCTAATACCTAAACTTTTAATTAAGTGAAAAAGCCCTCTTTATGAGGGCTTTTTTTATGTCTAAAGTTATCGTTTTTAGTATTTTGTATAAATACATTTGTAAGAGATTCAACTCTTACAGATGGTTGAGATATCTTCCGACCAATCAGATGCATGAGACTTTTCCGTGCAGTCCATTGAGAATCCTTCCGATGGATAAAAAATAAAAATAAGTAAAATAAACGTTATGTATATTATTTCATGGAATGGTCCGTGGAGTAATTAATAACAATGGCTAATTATAGGAGATAATAATGGCTGATATTAAAAACTTTGGTATCCGTGGTATAGGTGCTGATGTTCAGTTCGGTAAGTCGGGCGGTCGTGTTGTATATGATTCAGGTAATTCCCTGTTCAAAGTAACAACTGATGGTTCTACTCTAGGTAACATGAATGTCGCAACTCCAACTGCGAATGACCATGCGGCAAACAAGAGTTATGTTGACTCAGTTGCTTCTGGACTTGATGTTAAACAATCAGTTCGTGCGGCTTCAACAGCAGACGTAACTCTAAGTGGACCGGGTGCAACAATTGATGGCGTAACTATGTCATCAGGTGACCGTGTTCTACTAAAAAACCAGTCGGCAGCGGCTGAAAACGGTATCTACGTATTCAACGGCAGTGCGTCAGCAATGACACGTGCTACTGATATGGACGGTGCCGCTGAATTTGTTGGTTCTTTTTTCTTTGTTGAAGAAGGTACAATAAACTCAGACCAAGGCTTTGTATGTTCAACTAACGGTACAATTACTGTTGACACAACTGCAATCGCCTTTACACAGTTCACAGGTACTGGTCAGTTAACAGCAGGTAATGGTTTATCTAAATCAGGTAACACATTTAATGCTAACGTTGACGATACATTTGTGCAAATTAATGGTTCAGATGAACTAACTTTAAAAGGTACTTCGACTACTGGTCAAGCACTTCTTTCAGACGGTTCAAATGGTGTAACATATGGTGCAGTTAACTTGACTTCTTCAAGTGCAGTTACTGGCGCTTTACCATTAGCAAACGGCGGTTTAGGTGTTGATGCATCTGATTCATCAGGCAAAACTACAGCACGTTCAAACTTAGGTTTGGGCTCAATGGCTACTCAGAACTCTGGTTCTGTTGCTATTACAGGTGGTTCAATTGATATTTCTGGTGGTACATTAACTCTAGCAGACGACCAACTATCTGGTAACGTAATTTCTGGTGGTACAATTGACTCAGCGAACCTTTCAGGTGGCGCAGGCAAGACTATCTCTGGTTTCGATGTAACAATCGCGGCTGGTAAAACATTAGACGTTGACGGTGCAGTAGATATCGATGCTTCAAGTGGTAACATGGATGGCGTTGCTATCGGTGGTACAACTTCAGCGGCTGGTACATTTACAACTATGGCTTCTGACTCAGTAGATATTAATGGTGGTGCTATTGATGGCGCAACTATTGGTGCTAACGTGGCAGCGGCAGGTACATTTACAAACGTAGATGCTACTGGTACAATCAAAACAAACACACTAGACAACTACTCTGGTACAAACATTGCAGTTTCGGCTCCAATGGATATTACTGGTGATGTTGGTGTAACTGGTTCAGTCACGGCAACAGTAGCAATGGTTACTGATACAATTAGTGAAAGAACTGGTAATGCTGGTGTAACTGTTGATGGTGTTGTACTTAAAGACGGTGTTGTAACTGGTGATTTAACTGGTGATGTAACTGGTGATGTAACTGGTAACTTAACAGGTAACTCTGCTGGTGTTCACACTGGTAATGTAACTGGTAATGTAACTGGTGATTTAACTGGTAACGTTGCAGGTAACGTAACTTCAACTGGAACTTCAACGTTTGCAACAGTTGACGTTAATGGCGGTGCAGTAGACGGAACAGTAATTGGTGCTAACACATCAGCGGCTGGTACTTTCTCAACAATGACTTCAGCATCTGTGGCTATCACTGGCGGTACTATTTCAGGAACTGCTATTGACTTGTCAGGACAAACTTTGACATTGACTGCGGATTCAGTATCTGGTGATTCAGTTCACGGCGGAACAATTTCTAACTTCGCTTCAACTGGTATTGATGATAACGCAACATCAACAGCATTGACAATCGATTCAAGTCAAAATGCTACATTTGGTTCAGACCTAACAGTTACTGGTGACTTAACAGTTAACGGTTCTGTAACATCAATCTCTTCAACTAACACTACTATCGAAGACAACAACATTGTTTTAAACAATGGTGAGTCTGGTGCTGGTGTAACTGAAGGTTCAGCAGGTATTACTATCGACCGTGGTACAGCGGATGATGCACTTATCAACTGGAATGAGACAACAGATGAGTTCGAACTAAAAGTTGGTGCTTCATATGGTGACTTAAAAGTTTCAACACTTACAGGTGACCTAACTGGTGCAGTAACTGGTAACGTAACTGGTAACTTAACTGGTAACGTAACAGGTGATGTAACTGGTGATTTAACTGGTGACTCTGCTGGTACACATACTGGTGCAGTTGTTGGTAACGTAACAGGTAACGTAACTGGTAATTTAACTGGTGACGTAACAGGTGATGTAACTGGTGATGTAACTGGTGACTTAACTGGTGACTCTGCGGGTACTCATACTGGTGCAGTTGTTGGTAATGTAACTGGTAACTTAACAGGTAACGTAACAGGTAATGTTTCTGGCAATGCTGGAACAGTAACTAACGGTGTTTATACAACTGACACTGGAACAGTAACTAACACAATGTTAGCAGGTTCAATTGGTAATGCTAAATTATCAAATAGTTCATTTACTGTTGGTTCAACTGCGATTAACCTTGGTGATACAGCGGCAAGTCTTGCAGGCTTGACTACTGTAACATCTGCGTCATTCGTAGGTGATTTAACTGGTGACGTAACTGGTGATACTGCTGGTACTCATACTGGTGCAGTAACTGGTAACGTAACTGGTAACATTACTTCATCAGGTACAAGTACATTTACAGACGTTGACGTTAACGGCGGTGTTATTGATGGAACAACTATTGGTGCAACATCATCAGCGGCTGGTACATTCTCAACATTAGCATCTGCTTCAGCGACATTAACTGGTGGTACTGCTACTGGCATGACAACAGTTACAGCGACTAACCTAAACTCAGGTAATGTTGGTATTACTGGTGGTTCTATTTCAGGAACATCAATCGACTTATCAGGTCAAACCCTAACACTAGGTGCTGACTCAGTTTCAGGTGACTCAATCCACGGTGGTACTATTTCTAACGCTTCATTGGCCGGTGACGCTACCGACACAATGACTGGTTATGATATTACTGTTGGTGCAGGACGTACATTAGATGTATCTTCAGGTACTCTAACACTAGGTACTAACCAGATTTCTGGTGATAAAGTACATGGTGGCGTTATTTCTGCTTTTGAATCAACTGGTATGGATGATAATGCAACTTCTACGAAGTTAACATTGTCAGACACTACTGCAACATTTGGTGTTGCTGGTGACTTCGGTTCCAACGACCTAGATGCAGGTGATACAACACTTGGTTCATTGTCTGTAACAGGTAATGCTTCAATTACTGGTAACTTGACAGTTTCTGGTTCAGTAACTACAACTTTATCTGAGATTGTAAATATCGAAGATAATAACATTGTTCTTAACTCAAACGCAACTGGTTCGGCTACTGCTGATGCTGGTATTACGATTGAGCGTGGTGATGATGATAATGCTGTTGTTCTTTGGAACGAAACTTCAAATGCATTCGAACTTACTGTAGGCGCGGCTAAGGCTGACCTAACAGTTAATGATTTGACTGTAAATGAAATGACACTAGCAACTGACCTTGCGGCAAGCATGGGTGGTACGGGTACTGATACTTCAGCATTCGCGGCTTCATCTATCATGTTAAACAGTGGTTCAGGTACAGTAACAGAGATGGCAAAAGGTGCTAACTCAACTGTTCTTAAAGTTGGTGCAGGCGGTACTCTAGGTTATGCAAAAGTCGATTTGACTGCTGACGTAACTGGTACAATGCCAATAGCAAACGGTGGTACAGGTATCACTTCAGCAGGTTCTGATAATAAAGTTATGACTTCAGACGGTTCTGCATTAGGTATGGAATATGTACAACATGTACGTAATTCAACTGGTGTAGTTGCGTTAGACGGTTCTGGCGTTACTTCAGGTTCTGGTGAATATATCGCAATTACTAACGGTACTGGCAAAGTAACACTAACAGCCAAAAATGCGGCGGCATCTGGTGCTGTAGATATGTATCTACAAGGCCAAGGTGGCGGTGACGTATTTATTGTTGGTCAATCTGGCGAAGCCTTAATTCAAGGTGAAGACGATACAGACCTAACAGTATCTGGCGGTGATGCTTCTGGCGGTGATGCTGGTGACTTAATCATCAAAGGTGGTAACGGTACAGGCGGTAACGCCTCTGGTGCGGTTGTCATTAAAGGTGGTAACGGTGGTTCAGCAGACGGAAACGTTCAAATTAAAGGTGCAGATGATACAGCAATCGCTACTTTCGTAGAGACTGCTTCAGCAACTGACTCTTTAACAGTAACTAACGGAACTGGCGGTGTAGAACTAGCAATGGCTGGTGGTACAAACGTCAACATGACATTAGCACCAAAAGGTAATGGTATTATACTTGCACCAAATGGCTATGACATGTCTTCAGCGGCTGATGCGGCTCTAGCAACTAAAGAATATGTAGATGACAAAGCGTCAACTTCAGGTTCTTCTGGTACTAGACGTGTGGCATTCTCTGCTAACGGTTCTTCATCATTCACAATCGGCACAATGGCTAACGTTGCAGGCAAGTCTTACTATGTAAAACGTGTTACTGCTAAAGTTACTGCCGCGTTTGTTGGTGCTGATGAGTTAGTTGTTTCTGACGGTACAAATACTCTAATGGCAACAAGTGATGCTGACCTTTCTGAAGGCGGCTTATACATTGTTGACTTAGGTTTTGAAGATGCAACAACAGGTGGTGCAACTATTACTGGTACAATCCAGAATGGCGGCGCATCTGCTTCACCAACAACTGGTGCAGTGATTGTTACAGTAGAGTACAAGCAAATCTAATTTGTGAGTAATTTATAATAACTATCACCATCATAGTGATAATAGAAAGGGGGACTTAGTGTTCCCCTTTTTTTGTCTATAGCCAAAGTGTTACTAGAGTAATATTAGTATATTTGATAAATACTTACAGAACTAAAATCTTTAACGACAGACTTAATTTATTAGGGCTGACATGAAATAACCGACGTTGAGGAACGAAAATGGCTGTAACAATTAACGCAAAAGGGACCAGTGTCCCTTACTTTAAAATTGGAAAATCTGGAACCACCTTCTATCAAGGAGATGCAGACCCGAGTAGTACATACACAATAAACACAAATGACATTTGGTTTGATACCACAAATGGCACTGTAAAGTTTCGCACATCAAACTCTTGGTCAGGCATCACAACTGCTTCTGACTTAACTGTAACTGGCGACTTAACAGTTCAAGGTACAACTACTACAGTAAACTCAACAGAGATACAAGTTCAAAATACTTTAAAGTTTGAAGGCGCAACTTCAAATGAATACGAAACAACTCTAACAGTTGTTGACCCAACACAAGATAATGTAATCACAATACCAAATGCAACAGACACTTTAGTTGGTCTTGCAACAACAAACACGTTAACTAATAAATCAATTGATTTAGATTCTAATACACTTTCAGGCACACTAACAGAATTTAATACTGCTATGCAAGGTGATAGTTTTGTTTCTTTAACAGGTGCTGAAACACTTACAAATAAAACTTTAACTAGTCCTGTACTAAACGGAACACAGATGACACCAACTGGTGCTATCGTTATGCCAGTTGGCACAACAGCACAAAGACCAGGAACAGGTGTTGTTGGTATGATGCGTTTTAATTCTGACATAGATGCTTTTGAAGGTTACAATGGTGCATCTTGGGTTAAACTTGGTGGCTTGACTCCATCAAATGATTCCAGAGACAACGGATTAATTACTGATAGTGAAGTATTTAATGCAGATTACGGTTCTATTACTGACACTGATACAGCATCATATACTTTAGATAGAGGTCTTATAAGTGATAGTGATACAGTTTAATTATACTGTAAATTTAGATAAATACTATTAACAAGAGTTCGGAGAAATAAAATGGCAAGAACAAACGGAGCCGCATCGGCAAGTGAAGTAGTATCAGGTAACATTAACTTCTATACAATGTATGTATCGGGATTAGATATTACACACACTGGTGATATATTAGACCAGTCACAACAAAATTTAGATGATATTGTTAATATCGTATCATTGGTAGCACAACCTGTTATTATGAATAATCCATTATCAGTCACGTTAGGCGGACTAGCACCAACACTGACAGGTTCAGGATTTGTTTTTAAATTTGCAGTAGAACATGCAGACGTTTTTAAACGAAACTCTGATGATGTTTTCATTCTAAAAGAATTAATTCACGGCATAACAATTGATGGTGTTGCATTATCGGCATCAAATATAGAATTTGTAATGTCTGATATACTTTAAACTAATTATTCCTAATTAATTTTAATAAAAGAGGACATAGTCCTCTTTTTTTGTTGTGGTTGGACATAATTTCTGGCACCAAATGATAAATACAATTAATGAATATTAATTAGGGAGTTGCGAAGATGTCAGAGAAAGAACCAAAACTAGCACATCTGGAAGCAGAGAGTTTAGAGACACATGTGGCAGTATGTTATGAAAGATACCACCACTTCAATAAGTCATTAAAAGATATTAATGACAAAATTGAAAAGCAGGAAGTTGAGATGGATAAAGGGTTCAGCGAACTAAAAAAGATGGTTATGTGGACTGCATCTACCCTGTTTTCAACAATGCTTATTGCCTTATTTGCACAGATGTTTAAAATATTTTAAGAGTTTACAATGTTATTTGAAGAGATTGCAGAAGAGATATATGAAGCCAAACTAGTTTATGCTAGAAAAGGACGCACAATCGTCCGTAAGTATAGATGTGGTTCTGGCAGACTTAAGGGCAAAACAGTCTCAACACCTGGTGCTTGTTTTAAACCTGTTAATATGAAGAAACGTTTCACATTAGCACGAACAAAAGCAAAAATGGGTGCTAGAATGAAACGTAAGGCAAAAATGACTCGCAGAATGAATCCAGCGAGTAAGAGATTAAAATCTCTAAATAAAAGATAACGGAGAATAAAATGTCATTAAAGAATGAAATAGAAAAAACAATGTTTAAAGAAGGCATCGAGGATAGATTCCAAGATATTGCTTCTCTTATTGATTCTCCAGTAGAAGACGTACAAAAAAGAATGAAAACTTTAAATTTTTCTGATTATGTTAAAGTGATGTCTGCTTTAAAATCTAAAGATGCAAGTACAATTAAAAGTATGATGGGATTGACAGAAGGTTGGTCAGAACTTCCTGCTATGGACAGAGAAAAATATATAGCAAGAGATGGACTAGAAGGTCCAATTATGACTAAATCTGGTAAGGTTGTATACTATGACCCGAAAGAGGGTAGTTATTATGACCCAGATACCGATATGTATATAGACTACGAAACATGGAAAATGTTAGATAGTGAAAACATGCATAAAATCGATATGGAAGTTCCAGAAGCATACAGTACAGGCTCACAAGGTCCTGACGATGAACAACAAGCAGAACCATCGGCAACGGATATGAAAGCCGCGGCTCAAAAATTAAAGACACAAAGAACACAAGCCATGCAAAGACTTGGCACAGATAATTTAGGCGGTGCAACAGCACAGATGGCCGCAAATGCAATTGATAACGCAGAACAGGGCAAAGTATTAACACCTGTTCAGCGACAAGCATTGGCACATCAAGCCGCCAACCTAGACCAACTGGCAATGAACCCAGATACTAGGATGCAGTTTAGAAATTTACTTAATAAACTTAATAGAGAGCAAGAATGAAGTTAAAAGAAATATTAGGTGGATTATTTGTAATGATTACTGAGGAAGAGGAAGATTTAATAACTAAATATTTCTCAGAAGGTGATTACGTAAATGAATCGCAATTGTCAGGAAGAGAACAAGTTCTGGCAGAGAAATTAACACATAAAGGCGTGTTAGTTCCAACTGTGCGTGGATATAAAACTGTTTAACAACTATGGAGTTCTAAATGTCAGTACCAAGTCAAAAAGATGTAAACATGATGGCCAATCTAATGAAAGTTATGAATGGCGAAACTGTTAAATTACAAGAAGAAACATCTTCTGAACCTAACTCACAAGCACCAATCGATTTATCACCTGGCGTAAAACGTGCAGACGTTGATGCTATGGCGAAGATTATGAAAGGTTTCAGTGAAGCAACTACTAGTGTTGCACATAAGGTAAAGAAGACAATCACAGAGTCTACTAAAACTGAAAAAGGTGTCAAAGTTGGTGCATTTTCAGTAGAAAAGAATGCAGATGATAGATACGATATCTTAGATACTCGTAGTGATTCTGTACTATTTGAAAGTATCAAATTGTATGAAACAGTCTGTTGTATTGCTAATCATCTAAATGAAGGCAAAACAATTAATTCACCAGAAATTATGGAAATAATTAAAATTAATGAATTATTTGACCGTCATTATAGTAACGCTGTTCAGCATAAACATTCATACCAAGTTGCCAAAAGAGCAGTTAATGAAGGTAGAATGGATATTGCACAAGCAAGATTCTCACAATCAAAGCATGAAGCAGGCAAAGCCAAGCGTAAAATAACTAATCTTTACGAAAATATAATCCTTTAATAGAGTATTAAATTAGTGCATAAATAGAATTATGTATTAAAAAGATAAATACATGTAATATGCATTAATATTGGGATTTATTATGAACTTAAACGACAACAAATTTTTTAACTCGACAGACATCCATGTTTCTTCTCGTATGAACGAATATCTGAAGAAGAACTTTGGATATGAAGTTGATGGAGATATGGCTACTTTAGAAGAAGCAAAGCAGTCATTACAAGCAGAACAAGTTCAATTGAAAAAAGAAGATTATATGAGTCAAAAGTATATGGAAAATATGCTTATGATTGAAACAATCACTTCATTATTAAAAGCCCATGGCGAAGATACATCATCTTCATACAAGCACGAAGAGGTTACTGAAGAGTTGGACTTACCAGAGACTGGCGATACAACTACCAGTAACGCTAGTCCAGAGGCAGAAGAAGTAGAAGAAGCCAAAGAAGCAAGTCCTGAACATCATAGATGGAAAAACGATTCACAATTGTCTAGGTCAAAGGGTCATTTAGAAGACACAATGAAAACACTAGAAATGGCTATTGAGTACAGAAGCCAAAACAGTGCTGGTTTCTTTAATAATGGTGACAAAGCAGGTACAGGCGAATTGGTGAGAATGCATGATAAATTAAAAGAAATACTAGACAACTGGGATGAATCATCCGAATATTACGGAATGTAATTAAATTTAATAACCAAGGAAATAAAATGGAAAAAACTAACTTAGAAAAGACTTTAATGGAAGAGTTAAACGCTCTACTTGAAGTTGATGCGGCTGAGGCAGAAATCACAATGGCCGCAAGAGGCATTGTTGATGAATTACAAGACGTAATTGAGAAACTAGGCAAAATTCAAAACGACCAAATCGGTCCACTAGCAGACGAAATGGCATACTCACATGGTCCTGACCAAGCGGCAACGTTTAAAGGTTCAGTTGACGATGCGATTAACGGGCTATTAGGTCAAGCACGTTCGGCTAAAGATGCAGTACAAGATGCAACTTTAGTACTATCAGGCGAAAAATCATCTGATGACATGGGTGATGTTGAACTTGGTGGCGATATGGGTGATGACTTTGTTGATGACATTACAGCAGAAATTGGTGGTGACGAATCAGCATCAGGCGAAGAATCAAATCCATTAGGTAGAGAAGAAAGAGACTAATATGAAAATTAGTGGACTTCTGTTAGAGAAGGCAAATTATGATGCTCAGTTAATGGGCGATATTAATGCTTATCTCGTTTCATTGAAGGCAAATGATATTCCTTCTATACCCATGGACATGATGGTCCGTGAACTAGAAGGTATGGGATATTCTTTGAATGCAGAGTCAATGGTAGATTTATTATCTAATAGTAAATATATATCTAAAGTCACTGTAGATACTATTGAGTTAGATTCTAAATATAATAAAAGTGACAAGGCTGATAAAGACTCAGTACGCAAACTGGCAGTCAAAACAGCGAAAAAGAAGGTGAAAAAATAATGGCATTTATAGTTAAAGGCGGCGTTAAAGAAATCTCTAAAGCAGAGATGGCAAAACACATGAAAAACTTAGATAAAAAAGACGATGCATTAGCAGGTCTTTCAGATGCAAAGAAGCAGATTAGAAAAGAAGTTGAATCTGCTAAAAGACACCGTGAATTTATGGGTCGTGTTGCAGAAAATGAAGCCAGAGATTTAGCAAACGCAGTAGCAACTAGTGAAATCGTATCAATTGCAGTCGGCGAAACAATTGCAACAGAAGTAGAACCAGTTGCAGACATGATAGATGTTGATTTTCAATCAATGACTAAGAAGCAAATCGATGAATGGGCTGAAGAAAATCTAGGTATTCAATTAGACAGACGCCACACTAAAGCAAAACTAATCGAAGAAATCAAAGAAAAACTTTAATATTCTCTTGCTTTCTATCTCAAAGTATAGTATAATAATACTATGCTTAATGAAAAATTCACTTATAATCCCTTAGAACGAGTAAACATCAAAGGCAGTCGGCATTATCAAACGCCCGACGGTCAACCTTTGCCTAGTGTTACTACCGTACTTGATGCATTAAAAGATAAATCTGCTTTATTTGAATGGCGCAAACGTGTCGGTAATGAAGAGGCAGATAGAATCATGCGACTTGCTACTGGTATCGGAACACAAGTTCACTTACATTTAGAAAAATATATACTAGAAGAAGACCGACCTAATGGTTCAAATCTAATACATCAGATGGCAAGAGAACTGTCAGAGATTGTTATTGATAAAGGTCTATCTAAAGTAGATGAAGTATGGGGAACAGAAGTACCTCTATATTATCCCGGACTATATGCAGGCACAACAGACTGTGTTGGCGTATACGAAGGCAAACCAGCAATCATCGATTTCAAAACAACTCGTAAACCAAAGAAACGAGAATGGATTGATGATTACTTCTTACAAGGTGCGGCATATGCCGAAGCACATAATCAAATCTATGGAACTGATATAAAAACAATTGTTATTATGATGATTGGCTGGGATGCAGAAGCAGATAACATGGGTAACTATCAGGAATTTGTTGTTGACACGGAAGACTATGAACATTATGCAAGACAATGGGCTGGCAAGGTCCAAGCGTATTTTGATAAATACATGTAATAATGGGAGTTAAAAATGGCAACAAACGTAAAAATATTATTAAGAAGAGGCAAGCGTGTTGAACTATCAGGTGAGATATTATCACCTGGAGAACTAGGATACACGACTGACACTAACCAATTATATGTTGGTATTGAAGAAGCAGTAAACGAAATACGCTTTGACCCTTTTGCTAATGCACATGCTACTATCCAAAACTGGCTAGATAGTGCCGACTGCCCTGTGGTAGGTTTAACAATAGATGAAGATTTAGTTGTTGCTGATATCCCAGCAGGCGAAATTGATAATATTATGACTGCGTTAAATACGTACTCTCAAACAATTGTTTTCAATACTAATACAGCCACATTTAACTTAGGTGAACTTTTAACACAGTACAAGAAGACACCAACAAAACTTGTCTCACCAAATTTAATCCCAAATCTAACTTCAATCACTTCAGAATTTACAGTTGAAGGCGAAACTATTAGTGTTACTGGTGTGTCTGCATCTGCATTATTAACTACACTACAAACTAATGCGGCAATTAAAGTTGCAAACGTAGAAGTTACTTTAAATTCAAATGGTAATAAACTTGTATTCACAAAAATTGACGGTTTAGAACTAAATGTTACTTTTCCTACAGAAGCAGATGCAACTGCAATCGGTTTTACACAAAGTGTTTTACCAGTAAATGCAGGTTCATTTGTAACTGGCACAGAATATACAATAACATCATTAGGAACTAACACACTCACTACCGTAACTGCTGGTTCATTTGTAACTGGTACAGAATATACAATCGCCACTCCTGGTACTACAGACTTCACATTAATTGGTGCGGCTAATAGCACTGTTGGTACTGTATTTACGGCTACAGGTCCAGGTACAGGAACAGGTAATGCTACTTACGTATCATCAAAAATCCAAGCAAACTGGGAAGCCGCTGGAGCACCAGCAATCACAACAGCAGGTTCATTTGTAGTTGGTACTTCTTATAGAATTGTAAGTCAAGGCACTACAGATTTTACTCAATTCGGTGCGGCTAATAATAACGTTGCTACAGTATTCACCGCAACTAACGTAGGTGTAGAAGAAATTAATGCAGGCTCATTTGTAGTTGGCAGACAGTACACAATTAGTACAAAAGGAAATACAGACTTTACATTAATAGGTGCAATTAACAATAGTGTTGGTACATTATTTACAGCATCGGGTGTTGGTTCAGGTACTGGTGTTGCAAACTATCAAGGTACTGGTACTGCATCATCTCTTATGGTAGGAACAGTATTTACTGCAACTGGTGGTGGACTAGGAAATGGTATCGCAACTTATGATAATGGCGCTAATACAGTAGCGGCAAATGGTGGTTGGGATGTTTATGCAAACGGAACAATAAAATCTTCATCAGTTAGCGGTAGTAATACTACAGTTGTGGTTGATGTTGATGAAAATTCAGATTACTTTTCTATACAACAGGAAGGCACAGGAGCAAAACCTTACGCAACTGCACCAGATAACGAAGCATTTTACTACTTCGGTAGTGTAAGTACTCCTAATTATGCAACATTAAGCCCGTCGGTTGAATCAACATCAGTAACAGGTGGTACAGATACTAAGATTGGCTTGTTTGGTCATAAAAGAAGAAACGTAGAAGTTATCACTGAAGAGTCCAGAAATCAATTATTTACTAATCAACATTTAAAGTCTTATTCATCCGCAACAGGATTGCGTTCAGATTTATATAAGAAAACGTTAAATGTCGTTGATACTACAATTAACGCAACTGCTTGTTTAGAAGGAAAGCAGTATGAAATCGTGGTAGCAGGAACAACAAACTTTACATTAAACGGTGCAACAGATAGTTCAGTGGGTACTAGATTTTATGCAAACGCAACTACTCCTATTGGAACAGGTACTGTAAAACAAATTGGTACATTCTTAAAATATAAGAAAGCAGATTGTACATCTTTCTTCATTGATTATTCTTTGAAACAATCAGATGGTGCAAATATGTTTGTTCGTGTTGGAACAATCAGAGTTATTAATGGTGTGCCACAAGGTATTGCCAAAGTGAATATAACTGATGAAAACACAGAGATATGGCAAGATTTGAACACTGATACTATTGTACAGGAAGATGATGAATTTTCAAATATCGAATTCCAGACAGTAATCAATGGTGATGATTTAGAAATAAATTACACACAAGACGCAAGTAATTTCACTGAGATTAGTTATACAGTAAAAAGATGGACGATGTAAATGCGAGATAAAGCAATATTGCTTTATGAATGGCGACAATTACGATTAAAACTACAAGAAGAATTAACACAATCAACTCTACAAGAAATCGTTAATTGGTGGAAAGCCTTTCCTTATCATAGCAATGGATTCAATTACGATGATGTGAAGACTTGGCCAGATGTATGGGAATACATCAGCGAAGAATTCTATACGAATAGTGGTAATGGATTAGGATGTTTCTATACTCTATACCACTCCTACCCAGAACATAACCCAGAAATATGGCTAATATTAGACCTAACGGAAGGCGGTGAAATATACTTAGTTGCCCATATGGACGGTTATGTTCTGAACAGATTAAATGGCAAAGTCGAAAAATATGAAGATATTAAGGACGATATTGACATTATGGAACGAACTGTGTATAATGACATAGAACAGCACCTTAAGAATAGAAAATGATTAAGTGCGAAGTTTCTGACTAAATAAATACATATAACAACAACGGACAAACAAAATGCTAAAAGAAAACACATATCAAAGCGGTGACATTGTAACTTTATACTTACAAACAGGACAAGAAATTTTAGGTAAATTCGTGTCTGAAGATACGACTTCAACTGTTATTACTAAACCATTGACTATCGCAATGGGACCAAAAGGTGCGGCGTTTCAAACCTTTACGGTAACTGGTGATAGTGAGAAAGAAGTTCACTTTAAATCAGATAAGATTATTTCAGTATTAAAGACTAGAAAAGATACAGCAGATTCATATTCTCAGGCAACTTCAGCAATCATCACTCCAGAGAAAGGAGGCTTGATAACGTAATGCCACAGGCCGCTAGAACAACTGACCCTATTTCTGCCCACAATCCTTGTGGCGAAGAAAGATGTGGTGCCGGTAGTTCTGACGTTATCATTCAAAATCTACAAGCATATCGAGTTACTGACCAAACTGAACCACACGGTGTTCCAAAACCAAGAGTAGGTTGTGTTCCACATGTTACTCAATTAGTACAAGGTTCATCAAACGTTTATATAAACTCTAGCCCTGCAGGAAGAGTAGGAGATGCTCATTCTTGTGGCGTTATAATTACATCAGGTTCAGATAAAGTTTATATTAATGGTGGTGGTACACCAGGTGTAGAACCAAGAGTTATAAACCATCATCCACCTGCACAAGCGTTCTCAAGTGTTCCTAATGATTTAACTGATTACATAAAGTCTAAAGAACAGTTTAGTCCAAATGCATTCTGGGACCACAAACAATATACTAATGGTTATGGAACAGAAGCATTAAGTCCTACAGAAAGTATAACAGAAGAAGAAGCAGTACGTAGATTAAACGAAGACCTAACACAACGTAGAAATTTTGTTGCTACCTATTCTGCTAATAATAATCGCAATTGGTCTCCTGACCAAATTGATGCTCTTACTAGTTTCGTATTTAATTTAGGCACTGGTTCACTTAACCAAGTAACTAATGGCGGAACTCGTACAGATGCCGAAATCGCAGATGCTATGTTACTATATGATAAAGCAACAGTAAATGGCGTATTACAATCTCTTCCTGGACTTACTACACGTAGAACAGAAGAAAGTGATTGGTTTAAAAGAGGAATGTAATAATGGCTAGTGAAGCAGAAATCGAAAGACTATATCAATTATTTGTAGCGAATGGTGGCGGAGCATTGTCATTTTCTAATACAAATCTGACACCGAAGCAATATTCTGAAGCAGTAAACGCCTCAAATCTAACACCATTAGAAATGGCACAGTTAGAAGCAAGACAACATCAGTATAATAGACAAAAAGCATTAAACACAATAGCAGATGAAATTGATGCTAATACATTTACTAATCCTTATGCGGCTAGGTCAACTTATGGAAGTACACTGTTTTCTAACTTAGGTACATCACAAGGTTCTATCAATGCAGGATTACTTGCTGGCGGTTTTAGTGGATATAGCGATGCCAATAGGGCACTAGTTGTTGCAGGAGTTTTATCAGCAACAGGTGTAGACTTAGATAATATTATAAAAATTGCAGGATTAACTGCGTTGGGTACTACAATGTATTCATCATTAAGTAATCACACGAATAATCAAACAGCAAACTTGCCAAAAACACTTGAAGATGCAAATTCTTTATCTAGTATGAATGCACAGTTTGGTGAACAAGGTGACCCTTGTGGTTTCTTCAATCAAATAATGGGAATATTAGGTGGTATATTTGACGGTACTTTAGATTTTATTGAAACAGCAATTGGTGATATAATTTCTTTGGTAAATTCAACAGGTATTCCAGCAATATTATCAAGTATACTTTCAGCATTAACAAGTGCTGGTGGTGTCGTTGCAACTGGAATTGCAGGTGTAATTGGATTGATTACTGGTGGAATAGCAACGATTTTACAGCAATTATCACCTCTAGTTGGAAAAATTATCAATGCGATTGGTGATATCACTAATCAAATCGCCTCAGAGATTGCTTCTCTTGCCGATATGGCTGCCTCTCTTATAAGAAAAGCATTAGCATTACTTATTGGAAGTGCGGCGACTGACCCTTGTAAACAAAATGTATTGAAAAATACAGGCTCACCTGCCATGCAAGGTGCGATTGCTGAACTAAATCAGCCATTAGGACATGGTAATCCTCATAGTATACCAACAACTATAGATGAGAGAGCAAATCCAGATGAAGTGACAAAGAAACTTTCAGCGGCAGAAGCCGAAGCATTGTTAAAGGCTGGTGTACCTCAATCACCATTTACAGATGCGGCAAAAGAATATACTACAAATGATTCTGTATTACATTCTTCAGCAGAAACAACATCTGTCCGTCCAAAATCAAGACCATCATCTAATACTACATACACAACTACATCAGAAGCAACATCATCTAGTAGTTTTGATGAAGAATTAATGCCAACAAGAAAAGCCGGCGAAACTATGGACGAATTTATGAAGCGTATTGGTGCAACAAGACAGGCAACAGTTGAAGAAAGAGAATCAGAAGCAATGAAGAGCCGAGAAGTAGTTTCACTGCAAGTTCGAGCAATGGTAAGAGAATGGCAACCAAAACAATTAGACTATACAAGAGATTCAAGGGCATTAATGAGTGAAATGCGTTCTGCTTTGAATACTAAGAATTTTACAAACAAAACTTCACTAAAGAGTAGATTGAAACAATTACTTGATATTCAATATGATAACCAAGTAAGAGTAGAAAATCTAACAAATCAATATGCGGAAGCATTCAAATACTGGACTGCTGGTGGTATACCAAATAAAGTAACAGAAGCAAAACTTAGACTTCAATATAATGCCCGTATAAGACCAGCACAAACTCGTACATATAATAATGCAGTTTCTTCTAAAAATGCAGTAGAAACCGAATGGAATAGTATTGACAGCCAGTTGTATTAATGTTATACTATTCAGTAAGATAATCACAAACTTTAAGATAAATACTACAAAGTTGTAATTTTAGGAATATATTATGAGAGTAAATGAAATAATTGGTAGTGTTGAAGAAGGTGTCGATGACCCTCATATCTTTAAAGCAGTGTTTATGGCTGGTGGTCCAGGAAGTGGCAAAAGTCGTATCGCAAATTCACCCATTCTGAAAGGTGGTGGTCTAAGACCCGTCAACTCAGATGATGTCTACGAATACAAGATGAAAAAAGCAGGATTAGATTATGGTGACCCAGATGTTATCTATTCTGACCAAGGTCAAGAAATTCGCAATAGAGCAAAAGAAGTTACTGCTAAAAGAGAGCAGATGTACTTAGATGGTAGATTGGGTATTATTATTGACGGAACAGGAAGAAACTTAGATAAGATATCGGGTGCTGTAGAAAAACTAACACAAATGGGCTACTCATGTATGATGGTTTTTGTGAATACAAGTTTAGACATTGCACAAGAAAGAAACTTGAATAGAGAAAGAACTCTAAAGCCAGAAGAAGTAGAAAGAATGTGGAATGATGTTCAAACCAATATGATGAAGTTTCAACAGTTGTTTGGTAAAGGAAAGTTTCAAATCGTTGATAACAACGGTGGATTAGAAGACCCAGAAAGAAAGAAAAACTTTGACAAAGTTCAGAAGAATGTTACTGCATTTCTAAGTCGACCACCTTCAAATCCTCATGCGAAAAAATGGATACAAAATCAAAGACGATTGAAGAATGCACAAAATCAACAAGAAAAATAGGTAAGCGATGGCAATAGTAGATAAGTTGGCTGAATATAGAAAAGATATTGACTTAAATTTTATCAAAAAGACACACGTTCATTATTGTACACCTTGTTACGCTGGACAAATTTCAGAACCATATTTTAGGTCATGGACTAAAGGTCACATGATGTTCACAAAATATGATATTCCATATACATTAACGACCTCAGCAAATGAGAGTTTAATATCACGTGCAAGATGTCATATGGTTGCATACTTCATGGCTAATCCAGAAGCAACACATATGATGTTTATCGATGCAGATATTAATTTCGATGCTATGGATATATTGCATATGTTACAACATGATAAAGACATTATTGTTGGTGCATATCCGAAAAAACAATTAGACTGGGAATCTATTAAAGACGCATCAGAAAGAGGATTAGATATAGGAACACTCAAAGATTGTGCGGCAAATTATGCCATAAATCCTGACTGGGATTATAACGAAGAAACTGATACACGCAAATTACATATCGAAGATGGAGTAGTAAGACTTAAAGATGCCGCAACAGGCTTCATGCTTATTAAACGAAGTGTTATAGAAAAAATGGTAGAAGCATATCCTGAAATGCACTTCAATAATGATTTACACTTTGAAGAAGAATTTGCTAAATGGACATACCTATTCTTTGATTGTATGCATGAAGAAGGTACAAAGAGATACTTAAGTGAAGACTATGCATTTTGTAGAAGATGGCAAGCATTAGGTGGTGAAGTTTGGCTAGACCCACTTGTAAAACTAGACCATGTTGGTCATTATACATTTAATGGAAACATTGGCAAAATGTTCTATACTTCTTCTCCAGAGATAGAAAATTTAAAAGCATAACTACTATTATAAGAATTAATAACAACGAGGATAAAGATGAGTTTAATTAAGAAATTCGAAAAATCATATGCAAACAAATCACACGATGAAATGTCGTTAACTGATTATTTGAAACTATGTAAGAAAGATAAGTTGGCATATGCTTCTGCGGCTGAAAGATTGTTAGATGCTATTGGAAAACCCAATGTAGTTGATACTAGCAATGATGCTAGGCTGAGTCGTGTATTTTTAAATCGTACAATTAAAGTTTATCCTGCATTTGAAGACTTTTATGGTATGGAAGAAGCAATTGAAAGATTAGTTGCGTACTTTAGACAATCAGCACAAGGTCTTGAAGAAAAGAAACAAGTATTATATCTATTAGGACCAGTTGGTGGTGGTAAATCATCATTAGCAGAACGCCTAAAAGAGTTAATGCAAAAGCACCCAATGTATGTGCTAAAAGCAGGTGATGAAATTTCACCAGTATTTGAATCGCCACTAGGACTATTTGACCCTAAAGAATTTGGTGCAGATGCAGAAAAAGAATTTGGTATTCCACCTCGTTATCTTACAGGTCTATTGTCTCCATGGGCAGTAAAACGATTAGACGAATATGAAGGCGACATTTCAAAATTTAGTGTTGTGAAAATGTACCCATCTAAGTTGAAGCAAATCGGTATTATGAAGACTGAACCGGGCGATGATAACAATCAGGACATTTCAGCATTAGTTGGTAAAACTGATATTCGTAAATTAGAATACTTCTCACAAAATGACCCAGATTCATACGCATTCTCTGGTGCATTATGTCGAGGTAACCAAGGTATTATGGAATTCGTAGAGATGTTTAAGGCACCAATTAAAGTCTTGCATCCACTACTTACTGCAACACAAGAAGGTAACTATATGGGAACTGAAGGTATTTCAGCAATTCCATTTAATGGTATCGTAGTTGCACACTCAAATGAAAGTGAATGGGAAACATTCAGAAACAATAAGAACAACGAAGCATTCTTAGACAGAGTATATATTGTTAAAGTGCCATATTGTTTACGTGCCACCGAAGAAACATCTATCTATAAGAAGATGCTAGATTCGTCAGGACTAGACAGTAGTAAATGTGCGCCTCATACTTTAGATTTGTTGTCACAGTTCTCAGTCCTTTCACGTCTAAAAGAGCATAAAAACTCAAACTTGCAAGCCAAGATGAGAGTTTATGACGGTGAAAATCTACATGATGTAGACCCTAAAGCAAAGACAATGCAAGAATATAGAGACACGGCTGGTGTTGATGAAGGTATGAATGGAATGAGTACTCGTTTCGCATTCAAAATTCTTTCACAGACATTCAACTTTGACCCAGAAGAAATTGCGGCAGACCCAGTTCATCTAATGTATGTATTAGAAACTGCAATCAAACGTGAACAATTTCCAGAAGATACAGAAAATCAATTACTTGGTTTTATCAAAGACCATCTAAGTGTAAAGTACAGCGAACAAGTAGGTAAAGAAATTCAGAAAGCATACCTAGAGAGTTATAACGAATATGGACAAAATCTATTCGATAGATACTTAGATTATGCTGACCACTGGATTCAGAACATAGATTATAAAGATTCTGACACAGGTAACTTATTTGACCGTTCTATTCTTAATGAAGAACTTGAGAAGATTGAAAAGCCTGCAGGTATTGCCAATCCAAAAGACTTTAGAAATGAAGTTGTGAATTGGGTACTACGTGCAAGAAGTAACTACGAAGGTAGAAACCCACCTTGGACTGCTTACGAAAAGATGAAAGAAGTGATTGAACATAAGATGTTCGCTGGTACAGAAGAACTTCTACCAGTTATTTCATTCGGTAGTAAGAAGAACAAAGAAGACCAATCTAAGCATGATGATTTCATTGATAGAATGGTAGCAAAAGGTTACACAACACGTCAAGTTAAACGATTAGTTGAATGGTATATGAGAGTACAGAAGTCTAACTAAAGGAAGGCTTTCATGGCAAATACAATCATAGATAGAAGAAAGAATCCAGGTTCAAAGTCTTCTGACAATCGACAAAAATTTATCAAAAGAACTAAAAAAGAAATACGTAAAAGTATACATGATACTTTGGGTAAACGTAGCATCAAAGGTTCTAGTGATTCACAGGATGTCGTAATCACTCGTAAAGGCATTGACGAACCTCAGTTCGGTCATAATCCACAATCAGGTTCACGTGATATTGTTCTTCCGGGCAATAAAGAATTTGTAGAAGGCGATTTACTTAGAAAGCCACCAAGTGGACAGGGTCAAGGTAAAGGTGAGGGCGAAGCAAGTAATGAAGGCATAGGTGAAGATGAGTTTGGATTTGCGTTAAGCAATGACGAATTTGTTAACATTTTGTTTGAAGACTTAGAACTACCACACATGATTTCTAAAGAGAACAAGTCAGTTCAAAGATTTGAGTTAACTCGTAGTGGTTATACTAATGATGGTAATCCCGCACAAATGAACTTAGAGAAAAGTATGGTCAATTCTATTGGTCGTAAGATTGCTCTAAAAGGTCCAAAACTAAAAAAGATTAAAGAGTTAGAAGCAGAGTTAGAAACCTGTAAAGACAAAGAGCGTAGAGTTGAGATTGAAGAAGAAATTAGCAGACTGCGTATTAGAGCAAATGCAGTTTCGTTTGTAGACCCAGTAGATTTACGATATAACAATTTTAGTAAGAAACCAGCACCAATATCACAAGCAGTTGTATTCTTTGTAATGGATGTAAGTGCAAGTATGACACAAGCACACAAAGACTTAGCAAAGCGTTTCTTTATGTTACTTAACCTATTTGTATCTCGTAAGTATAAAAGAGTAGACTGTGTATTCATTAGACACCATATCCAAGCAACCGAGTGTGACGAACATGACTTCTTTAATAACAAAGAAAATGGTGGCACGGTTGTATCAAGTGCATTCAAACTTGCAAAAGAAATCATAGATGATAGATATTCGCCTAATGAGTGGAACTTATATTTCTCTCAAGCAAGTGATGGTGACAACTGGGACAACGATAATGAAGAATTAATGCAGGTTCTTACTAACGATATATTACCTATAACTCAATACTTTAGTTATATTCAAGTTGGCACAAAACGTCATGGATATTACAATACTGGTAATCTACTACAAGAATATGAAATACTAGTAAACAATAATAAAAACATTGTAACAAAACATATAGAAGATACATTCGATATATATCCAGTGTTTAGAGAAATATTT